ACCTAAAAATGAAGACCCTTTACTTGAGGATCTTCAAAAAACTCAGGCATTTAAATTAGGTATGTTTAAAAAGATTATATGGAATCAAAAAAATATAGAGAAAAAAATGGATCATTTCTTAAAGATGATGCCCGAAGTAGCAGAAAAAATTAATTTTGATGATGATGCCGGAGAATTTGTTACTCAAACCAGGGCATGGACATATTTAAAAGATTTTAAACCAACTTCAAATAAAGGTAAAGACGCAGCTCGAATATTCTCAGATGATTACACAATTACCGCATGTGAACTTGCATTACATTTTTGGGAAGAGCTAGAGCATTATGAAAAATGCGCACATATTAAAAAAGTTTTAGATCTCTTGAAAAATAACTTGGCAAAATAACCTCCTCAGCGTATATTTGAGGTACAGGAATAGAGAGAGAAAGAGATATGTGAGATAGGGGTACGAGACGTTACGTAACGTCGCCCATAAATATTATAAACACCCAAAACAATTATGAGAAACGTAGATTTATTTAGACAGAAACTTAGCCGTATTGACGGAAAACTTAAAACTATTAAAGTTATAGTTACCCGTAAAGGTACTTCTGTTGATGATATTCATAAAGTTGTAGATGCTATTGAAAACGAATGTAGAGATCTTAACACTATGATTGATCGTGAAGCTTCAAACGCTTACAATAGATAATAATAAAAATAAAAGTTATGAAATTAACAGCAGAACAAATCCAAGAGAATTGGGATATCTTTATCTCCAATATTGAAAACCACATCACGGGTGATCGTAAGCAAGCACTTCTTGAATTTTATAATCAATATCAAGAACGCATCATGTTGATGCCCGCTGCTCATAAAAAAGAATATCATAACTCTTTTCCTGGAGGTTATGTTGAGCATGTAAATCGCGTTGTACGTTGTGCTCTTAAACAAGCATCTTTATGGGGTGAAGAAGGCTGTGATATGTCTACTTTTACTACTGAAGAGCTTGTTTTTTCTGCTATTAATCATGACTTAGGTAAAATGGGAGATGAACATGAAGAATCATACATCCCCCAGGATGATAAATGGAGACGTGATAAATTAGGTGAAGATTATAAATTCAATACTAAAGTACCATTCGCTTCTGTCCCAGATCGAGGATTGTTTATGCTTCAATCACACGGTATTCAGTATACATTTAATGAAATGGTAGCTATCCAAACTCATGATGGTTTGTATGATGATGCAAATACTAAATATCTTAAATCATTCATGCCAGAGCAAAAACCACGTACTGCATTACCATTTATAGTACATCAAGCAGACCTAATGGCTGCAAGAATTGAATTTGAACGTGAATGGTTACCGAAATTTAAAAATCCCGTGACATCCACAAAAGAAAATTTTACATTAACGAGCAAGCCTAAAGCTATTGCTAGTAAGCAAAATAAAGCTCTAGGTTCAATAAAAAGTGAAGGTTTAAAGAATTTATTAGATAACTTATGATACTAACTATTGTTATTATTTTCTTATCAGTTTTAGTCGTAGTCTTAGGATATACGACTTTTAACCTTCTACGTAAAATAGAGAAGCAAGAAGACATTTTGTCTAGCTATCTAACATACTTAGATAGAATTTCCCGAGTAATAGAGGTTTCAGATAAAAAGCTAAAGACCATAGACGCAAAAGGTACCTTTAGCAGTGACGACGAAGTAGGTTTTTTCTTTCAACAAATCAAAGGGTTACAAGACATCTTGAATGAGTTCACTCTCAAGAAAATCAAATAACCCACTATGCCTAGAAAAGCTAAGAGTAAAAACTACTTCACTCAAGATACAGAAGATGCTATTGTAAGATATAATAATGAACCTGATTCTAAGGTTCGTTCTAAAATTTATGAGCGTGAAATTCATTATGCTTTCTTTAAATTAACAGAAAATATAATCCACACTTTTAAATTTTACTATACAGAAGTAGATGATATAGAACATCTACAGCATGAAGTAATTACTTTTTTATTATCTAAAATTCATTTATTTGACCCATCTAGAGGGGCCAAAGCATATTCTTATTTTGGTACTATAGCTAAACGTTATTTAATTCTCCAAAACCAGAAAAATTATAAAAAGCGTATAGATAAAGCCCCAGTAGATGAGTTATTTAAAGATGATACTCATTCTTATAATTTAGATGATCCAGATCCAGCAAACCTACCAATAAACCAATTCCTCAGTTTATATGTAGAGTATTGTACTGAAAATTTAGAAAAGTTATTTCCAAAAAAACATGATGCCCAAGTAGCAGATGCTATTTTAGAATTATTTCGTAAACGAGAGGATATAGATATTTTTAATAAAAAAGCACTTTACATTTACATACGAGAAATGGTAGATGTAAAAACTCCTAAAATTACTAAAATAGCTAATCAGCTATATGGTATATTCAAAGATAATTATATATTTTTCCTTGACAATGGGTATGTAGAATTTGAATAGTTTATATTTATAACCAAATAAAACGTATAAATATGAGCCAACAATTCGAAAAATTAGTCTTTGGAAAGAAAAAATTCGCCGATTTACTCGAAGAAATTTACACTAACCAAAAGCGACGCGAAGCGCAAGTAACCGCGCTTATTTCCGAATTAAAACCGATGGTTACCGACATAGGTGACGCAACATTAATTGTACCTTTAATTAAGGAATACATGGAAATTGGCGTAAAAAATGACGATGCTTTAATTAAAATGGCTACGTTAGTACAACGAGCTCTTAATTCTTCTAATGAAGAAGGTGGTTTAGGAATTTCTGATGAAGAAAAACAACAGCTACTTGAAGAAATGGAGAAGCTACAAAGCAAGTAATTATGGCAAATCCATTTGCTCAATCTTATAATGGTACATCCCAATCTTCTGAAACAACCAAATCAGCAAGAGTAATTAGTATTATTTTAGATGATACTCATCCTTTATTTAATGATTTTGGGCAATGGGATTCTATAGGAACTATTTTTTATGATAGTGTAGAATCTCCTACACCATACCTACCAGTAAAAGATCCTCAAAGTGAAGCCTTATCATATTACCCTACAGCAAAACCTTTATTCCCACAATATAAAGCATTACCTCTTATTAATGAGGTAGTTGTTTTAGTAGAGGGTCCTTCTTTAGATTCTGTAACCTCAACAAGTGCTAAAAATGAATATTATATAAGTGTTGTTAATCTTTGGAATAGCCAACAACAAAATGTACTCCCAGATCAAATTTACAACCAATATCTTTCAAATAATCAAACTAAAACTACCCAAGAAGTAGAAGCAGGATCTCCACAAATTGAAAATTCTTCGGATTTAACTGTTAATATTGGGAATACATTTGTAACTAAAAAATATATTTATCCTTTAAGACCCTATGAAGGAGATGTAATACAAGAAGGAAGATGGGGTAATAGTATCCGTTTAGGAAGTACTGTAACAGGTAGTGGTAATCTTTGGTCTAATACGGGTAGTAATGGAGATCCAATCACATTAATAAGAAATGGTCAATATGGTATTATTCAAGATCCTGGAGAATATATTTTAGAAGATATTAATCTAGATGATTCATCTATCTATCTAACATCTAATCAACAAATACCTATTGAATCAGCAAGTTCAAATGATTATTTAAGTTATTCATCTAATCCTCCTACATTACCTAGTGAATATGCTGGGAAACAAATAATACTAAATTCGGGACGTTTAGTTTTTAACTCTTATTTAGATCATATATTATTATCATCTCAAAAATCAATAAACCTAAACTCTCAACTTTCAGTTAATATTGATGCTCGTTCAGAATTTGTAGTTCAAACACCTTCTGTATATTTAGGAGATACTCAAAATGCTCAACCTTTAGTTTTAGGAAATGACTTAGTAGATTTATTAACTGATTTAGTTAGTGATATAGATTCCCTAGCAACTTCATTAAGTAATCAAATTAATGGTCCTGATGGAACACCATTAGCACCTACTTCATTTACAGCCCAATTAATTAGTGCAAAAATTCCTGAATATAAAACAAGAATTTTAAATACATTATCTAACACTTCAAATACTGTATAATGGCTATTTTTAAAATAGAAGATAAAGGACCTGAAATTGCTGAAATACAGAGATTATTAGGTATAGAGGCTAATGGAGATTTTGACCCCATTACTCAAAGAGCTGTTATAAGGTTTCAAGAGGAAAATAATCTTTTATTTGAATCAGGAGAAGTAGGCCCTACTACTTTACGAGTTTTAAGAGCTAACCCAAATCAAATTTTTTTAGAATCAAAAGATCTTAACCCAATTACTGTAAGAGAACAAAGAAATCAAGATCTTGTTAACAAACAATCATCTATTCCTTCAGTAGATATTTCTCCCAGTCAAATAAACGATAATGCTCCAGAAGATGCTAAACCTCAAGGATTACAAAGATTAGGTAAACTTATAGTAAATTTAGTCCTTAAACTAAAGGATTTCTTTTTACCTCAATTAACAGCATTACTTTTAGAATATGGAATTGATCAATTAGAAAGTGCTTTAGATAGAGATGAATTAAGCCCTGAAGAGTTAAAAGAAAGATTTTGTCCTACACCTGAAAGATTAGAAGCTTTAATATTACAAAGAAATAATTTAGCAGACGTACTAAATAATACAGGAGCCCAATTAGATACTATCTCAGCTGGAGTTAACTTTTCAGGCCAATTTGCAGAATTACTACAAGCTTTAGTTAGTGGGTTAAAAGGAGCTGAATTTGTTCTAAATCAAGCTGCTAAATTAATTCCACTTATACCTGGAGCTATAGTTTCAGCAGTAAATGATTTAGGTACAATTGCAAATACAACTCTACTATTACCTGATGGAACACCTGTTATTCCTAAAATTAAATCCATAGTAACATCAGTTGCTCCTACTTTTGCATTAATTCAACAAGTTATACTTCAATGTGTTACTCTTTTAGATCAATTAGATGAATTAATTTTATTATGTGACCCAAATGCTACTTTAACAGGTACATCAGATACTATAGATGGTATTGTTGAAACTCAATTAATAGCTGAGAATACAGAAACAGGAAATACTTATAAAGGATTTGTTTTGGAAATTGAAACAAGAGCCTTTACTCCTAGAGTAGATCAAAGTAGAGCGGTAGGTAAAAATAATCAAGGAATTGTTTTAGTCACTACAGATTATTCATTTGCCTCTGATCCCAATGTCTTAATAGATGAGATTAAATTTATTATTGACAGAGATAATTTAAAAGCATACTAATTTAATATTTATAATAAAAAAGCATATGAAAGCTTCGGAATTTAAAACAATCATAAAAGAATCAGTACGAGAAGTCATTCAAGAAGAATTAAGAGAAATTCTTTTAGAAGCCGTTCGTGCACCTAAAACTACAGTAGTATCAGAAACTACTACTCCAACAAATACACAATCAACCCCATCAGGACAAGCTAAAACACATGGTGAAAGACAACAAATGTTTGAAAGCATTATGGGAGATATGCAAATGGGTAAAAGAGGTCAAGAAGAACTTTCGTTTACTTCTGCAGATGCTCAAGGAGGTTATAACCCAAGAGCAACACCAGGTGCTGATTTAGCCCCAGGTAATGTAGGTTTAGACCAAATTATGGGTTTAATGAAAGGTAAATAATGGCGTATCGTATAGCAAATAAATTTCCAATTGATACTAAAGCTGGAAGAGCGGTTGGTGTGAGCATTCCTTTCTCAGCACCATGGGTTTTTAATTCTACGTTTCAAACCAAAGATGCTATACGAACTAATTTAGTTAATTTTTTCTTAACTAATAATAATGAAAGAGTATTTAAACCTGCATTTGGTGGGAATTTAAGAACATTTATATTTGAATCAATAACTAGAGGTACAACAGAATCTATTAAAGAAAGTATACAAGATGATGTTACTAAATTTTTCCCCCAAGTATTAATTAAAAAAATAGAAATCCTTTCATCAGAAGATTTTAATACTATAAATGTAATATTATCATACGAAGTAGTTAATTTTGGAATTAACGATGAACTAAATTTAACATTCGAACAATAAAATGGCTGATAACAGAGACATAAAATATCTTAATAAAGATTTTACTACTTTTAGAGCTAGGTTAATAGATTATACTAAAACCTATTTCCCTAATACTTATAATGATTTTACAGAATCATCACCTGGTATGATGTTCTTAGAAATGTCTGCTTATGTAGGTGATGTTTTAGCATTTTATATGGACAATCAAATTCAAGAGAATTTTGTTCAATTTGCTAGAGAAGAAAATAACTTGCTTACCTTAAGTTATATGATGGGTTATACCCCTAAAGTAACAACAGCTGCAAGTACAGACATTTCATTTTATCAAATAGTCCCTGCAAACGCAGCATTTTCTCCGGATTATACCTATGCTTTAGATATACCAGAAAATACACAAATTTCATCTAATGCTAATACTTCAATAGCGTTTTTAACTGAAACTAGGTGTGATTTCTCACTTTCAAGTTCATTAGACCCAACAGAAGTTTCAGTCTATTCAGTAGCAGGTTCTAATCCAGCATATTATCTTTTAAGAAAAACTAGAAGAGCAATTTCATCTACTATTAATACTACAACTAATGTAGTTACTGCCCCAACTGATTTTTATACTATAAATTTAGAAGCAGATAATATTATTGGTATATTAGATATTAAAGATTCTGATGGTAATGAGTATTTTGAAGTACCTTATTTAGGTGAAGATATGGTATTTGATTCTATTAGAAATACTAATCCTAATGATCCCAATTTCTTTAATGATACTGATGCTGCTTATTTACTTAAAACTAAACAAGTAGCTAGACGATTTGTTACAAGATTTACCTCAGCTACAAATTTACAAATCCAATTTGGATCAGGTACAAGTAGTGATATTACAGAAGATATAATTCCTAATCCTACAAATGTAGGTATTGGTTTACCATTTGAAAAAAATAAATTAACAACAGCATATTCACCTACTAATTTTATATTTAGTAATACTTATGGTATTGCACCATCTAATACAACTTTAACTATTAGGTATTTAACAGGTGGTGGTGTTGGAGCTAATGTTCAAGCAAACCAATTAACTGTACTTGATAGAAGTAATGTTAAATTTGTAAATAGTAACATTGCAGATTCTACAATAGCAACTACAATTATAAGTGGTACAGCAGCCCAAGGTGGTTTAAATTGTACTAACTTAGTAGCAGCAACAGGAGGATCAGATGGCGATTCTGTAGCTGAGTTGAGATTAAATACTTTATCATCATTTGCAAGTCAATTACGTAATGTAACAGCAGATGATTATTTAGTAAGAGCTTATAGTTTACCTTCTAAATTTGGTAGTTTAGCTAAAGTATTTGTTGAAAAACCTAGATTAGCAGTAACATCAAATGAATCTGTTTTAGATATGTATGTTTTATCTTTTAATGGAGATGAACAATTACAAACAGCTTCTAACGCTTTAAAACAAAATTTACAAACTTATCTTTATCAATATAAAATGGTAGGTGATTCTCTTAATATTAAAGATGGATTTATTATTAATATTGGAGTTAATTTTGAGATTATAGTTTTACCTAATTATAATAGTAATCAAGTATTATTAGCTTGTATTGATTTTATTAAAACATTTTTTGATATAAATGACTGGCAAATAAATCAACCTATTATATTTAGTAATTTATATAGTGGATTAGATGCTATAGATGGAGTTCAAACAACAAAAAATCTTGAAATAACTAATAAAGTAGGTACTACAGCTAATGGAAACATTTACTCAGAATTTGCATATGATATTCCAGGAGCAACATTAAATTCTGTAGTTTATCCTTCAATTGACCCAATGATTTTTGAAGTAAAATTCCCTAATTCAGATATTCAAGGTAGAGTAGTACAAATATAATATTAAAACATGGCTGTATATAAAATTTTCCCATATAAAGACACTTCATTATATTCATTATACCCAGATATGAATACGGGTATTGATCCTATTAATCAAGTATCTAACTTAAACTTTGCTTTACTTTCTAATGCTACAGTTGCAAGATCTTTAGTTGAATTTTCATCTGAAGAAATTGTTGATCTTTTAGATGGGATTATTAGTGGTTATAAGTGGGATGTTTATTTCAAAAATTATATTGCTACAGCACAAGGTATTGTAGAAACTTCTACTATAGAAGTTCGTCCTGTAGCTGAATCATGGAATAATGGTACTGGTACTTATTTAGATAGTCCTATTACAACAGATGGTTCTTCTTGGAATTCAAATCAATTTCAATTTGGAACTCCATGGGCTTATATGAATGGAAGTTCATTTACATCATCAAGTACACAAGCAGGATTCCCATCATTTAAAGTTACTGGATCTTATGCTAAAGCATCATCTTCTATAGGTGGCGGTAATTTTGTAATTAGCAGTTCAGATGGTACTCAGTATCTAGCAACTCAAACATTTGGTTTAAGAAGTCCAAAAGATTTATGTGTTAATGCTACTACTACTGTTGATTCTTGGTATAGTGCTTCTTCTGGATTAGGAGGTATAGAAAATAATGGCTTTCTAATTAAATGGGAAGATGCTATTGAATTTAATCCTAGTAAACAAGTCCAACCTGTAGTACAATATTATAGTGTTGATACAAATACAATATACCCTCCACAATTAGAATTTAGATGGGATGACTCAGTATGGGCTACTTCATCAGCTATTCCTGTATTAACTCAACCAAATTGTTTTGTATCATTAGCAGAAAATCCTGGTGTTTTCCTCTCAGAAAGTGTTAATAGATTTAGATTAAATGTTCGTCCAAAATACCCAAAAGTAGTATTTGCAACAGCTTCATTATTTACTAAACAACATTATTTACCCTCAGGTTCTTCACTATATGCAGTAAAGGATTTAGATACTGATGAATATGTAATAGATTTTGATGCACAATATACTAAATTAAGTGCTGACACTACATCAAGTTATTTTGATCTTTATATGAATGGTTTAGAACCAGAAAGATATTATAAAATATTAATTCAAGCAACTGCTGGTGGAAGTACTACCATATATGATGATAATTACTATTTTAAAATTTCTAACGGATATTAAATATGGGTACTCAAGTAGACTTAGTAAGACAAGAATTTGAGAAAAATAGGTATAACAAAAATATAGATACTTCTTTTTCTCAATTTGTAGCACCTACACTTCCAAGTGCTAGTGCTCCCCCTTCTGTACAAGAATTTTTTCAATATTATGAACAAATATTTTATGTAATACCTAAAGAAGGTGATATTAATTCTCATAGATATTTAATTAATACTAGTGAAGCATACATTGGAGCTTCAGAACAATCTGATGAATTAAAAGCTTTACAAGAAGAAATAACTCAATTAAGAATTCAACTACTCCAAGCTCAAACAGGACCTGCTCAAGTTATTGTAGATACTTTATCAACTACTAACTTAAACTTGCCTGAGTTACCTGAGATACCTAACTTAGATATTCCTAGTAGTTTTGACGTAAAAATCTCAGGTGATAACCAATTAGGTAATAATCAATCCTCAGCTGAAAAAAGGGCAAAACGTAAAGCTGATAAAAAAATGTTAAAAACAAAAAAAGAACGTAGAGCTCAACGTAGGGCAAATAGAAAAGAACGTAGAGCTCGACGTAAGGCAAATAGATAAAAATAAGTAGATTATAATGGCATTAAATAAAAATATAATAGTTTCTCCTCTATCTGCTGAACCCTCTACAGTCCAGAATTATTCAGCTGCAGATTTAGTTAATCTTAATTCTCAATTTTTACCTTCAACATTTATCCCATTTGAAGATGTTGTTGAATTTTATGGTTACGATTTAAATGGTAATCTTATAGCTCAAAATTTAGATTTTAGAGACTATCAATTCCCAAATACAGGTTTAGGTACAGTAGCCTCTGGTTCTGAAAATCAATTTAATGATATTTCTATTCCTCAATCTAATAATAAAGCAACAGAAATTAGTCTTAACCCAGGTCAAAATGTTTTAGATCTAATGGGAACTAGAGGTCAATTTAATGTTTATTATAATTTTTCAAGACCTATATTAGGTTCTACTTTCCAACAAAATTATGTAATATCCGAAATCTCATCAGATAGAACAGAGTTAAGATTTATTAGTAATGACATCCCAGAATCTGTAACAACAGAAACTGTTACTTTATATAAAGAAAAAATACAATCTGCTACATTAATATCTGATTTTTATTTAAATTTAGGAGATAATAATTTATTACTTTGTCTTAATTTAGATATATTTGAAGGAGATTTAATAATAAAATTATATGAACCTTTACCTTTAAATTTTAACATTAAAGATAATTGTTGGTTTGTAGAAGAAGTTGCTGAATCTGTAGGTTATAATGTTAATATTATTGATGAAATGGTAGATGATACTATTAGTCCTACTTTAAGTGGTCCTAATTTTAATTTACCAATTACTAATCAAGTTAATAATTCTACAGAATTTACAGCATTTGATTCTCTTACAGGAGGTGGACTTACAGGAACAGCATTAACAGGTTCCTACCAACAAATTCAATCTTTATTTGAAGAACAAGGTATTGAAATTAATATTGATTATACAGATTATGCTAATTTTGTTAATTTCTCCTCAGCTACAAATAGGTTAAATAACTTTTTAGATAAAGTAAAACTAATTGAATCTTATTCTTCATCATTAGGAGCTTCTTTAAATTTAGCTCAAAACAACTCAGCCATTACAGCAAGTAATGCTTTATATCAGAATTTAATAAATGATATTACTTCAAAATTTGATGGGTATGAATATTATTTATATTTTGAATCTGGAAGTAATACTACAGGAGTTCAAACTTATCCAAAAACTAATACAACCCCACCCTTTACCTTATATTCATCTTCAAATACTGTAGTAACAGATTGGTATACAATTCAATCTACTAGTGCTTCTGATTATGATAATTTAAATCAAGATTTATTATTAAACACAATACCTCAATATCTTAGAGATGACCCAGCAAATGCTTCGTATGAAACATTTATTAATATGGTTGCTCAAGAATTTGATAATACTTGGGTTTATACTAAAAACATAACTACAAGATTTGACTCGGATAATAGAGTAAACTTTGGTATATCTAAAGATTTAGTAGCAGATGCTATTAGATCATTTGGTTTAAAAATCTATCAAAATAATTTTAGTTCAGAAGATTTATATTTAGCATTTTTAGGTACTAC